TACCTGTCGGTGGTAGTTGGGAGTATTTACGTATTAACGGTTTACACATAAGGGAAATATGAATTTATTTAAAAAAGCTGTAGTATTTACAGACGTGCATTTCGGACTTAAAGGAAATAGTAATCAGCATAACGAAGATTGCTTGAATTTTGTAATATGGATGATCGACAAAGCGAAGAAGGAAGGATGCGAGACATGCCTCTTCTTGGGTGATTATCATCATAATCGGTCGTCCATTAATTTAAAGACCCTGAACTACTCCATACGGGCATTGGAAATGCTAAATGATGCATTTGAAAAAACTTATGTATTAATTGGCAATCATGATCTCTTCTTTAGAGACAAGCGAGACATCCATGGAGTAGAGTGGGGCAGACATTTACCCAATGTTGAAGTTATTAACGATTGGTTTGTAGAAGGGGATGTTGCTATTGTGCCTTGGCTAATCGGCGACGATTATAAGAAGGTGCAGAAGATTAAAGCCAAATATATGTTCGGGCATTTCGAACTACCGCATTTTAAAATGAATGCTTTGGTGGAGATGCCAGACACTGGTCAAATCAATTCAGCAAATTTAGGCAAGGTTGAACATATTTACAGCGGGCATTTTCATTACAGACAATCCAAAGGAAACGTAACTTATATAGGGAATGCATTCCCACATAATTTTGCAGACGTCAACGACAAGGAACGCGGATGTATGATTTTAGAGTGGGGCAAATTTCACACGTTTTATGCCTGGCCGTCTCAACCGTTGTATACGGTTTGCAATTTAAGTGAATTAATCGATCGCGGGGACAAAATTTTAGCCCCCAATATGTATGTTAAGGTTAATTTGGACATTGATGTAAGCTATGAAGAAGCCAACTTCATTAAAGAAACGTTTAATAAAAAATATAATCTGCGTGAAATTAGTCTAATACCTGTTAAAACAGGGGAATATGAAAATGACAATGCAGAAGCTATCAGTTTTAATAGCATAGACACTATCATTAGCGAGCAGATTGCCGCAATAGAAAGTGACTTCTATAAGCCGGCATTACTAATGTCGATATACAATAATTTATAACCAATCAGTTTGACAAATAATAATAAAGGTGTTATAATACTTAGATGATAAAAATAAAGAACTTGACCGTCCGCAATTTTATGTCGGTTGGGAATGCCACACAGGCAATTAACTTTGATAGGGACGATCTAACTTTGGTTCTTGGGGAAAATTTGGACCTCGGCTCCAATGGTGCTAGAAATGGCACAGGAAAAACAACCATTATTAATGCTTTAAGTTATGCATTGTATGGAACTGCCTTAACAAATATTCGCCGAAATAATTTAATCAACAAAACCAATCAAAAAAATATGCTTGTTAGTATTGATTTTAGTGTTGACAATATAACTTACCGAATCGAACGCGGGAGAGCTCCTAATGTATTGCGTTTCTTTGTGGATGATGATGAGCAATTAGACGATGATGAAGCTCGTGGGGAGATGCGCGACACGCAAAAAGAAATAAATGGCATTTTGAATATGGGCCACGAGATGTTTAAGCATACCGTTGCATTAAACACGTATACAACTCCATTCTTATCATTGCGAGCAAACGATCAAAAGCACATTATTGAAGAACTGTTAGGAATTACGTTACTAACTCAAAAAGCAGACAAACTTAAAGAGCTTAATAAAACGTCTAAGAACAATATCACGGAAGAAGAGTTCCGCAATTCGGCTATTCTTAAAGCTAATAAACACATCGAAGACCAAATTAAAGCATTAAAACGTAGACAAACAATGTGGCTTAATAAAAAAGCGTCAAATGTTAATAAACTTGCTACAGATATTGGAAAACTAATGGACTTGGATATCGATTCGGAAATTCAAATCCACAAAGACTTAATTGTGTATAAAAAACACAAGAAAGAAATCGATGTATGCAATAAGTGGATTGGTCAAATTACAAGAACCACAAAACAGTTAAACAGAACACTTATTTCGCTTGAAACAGATTTATCTAAGATTGCGAACCACGAATGTCATGCTTGCGGGCAGGAAATACATGATGAAAAGCAAGAAGAGAACAAATTAAACAAAGAAAAGTTGATCTCAGATACTGCATTGCAATTATTAGGATTAGCCGAGCAGGAAGATGAGCATAAGCTCAAACTTTCCGAAATTGGCGATATTGGCGACAGACCGAAAACGTTTTATGATTCAGCTGACGAAGCACATGCTCACAGAAGCACTTTAGAAACGTTAACTGCTCAGTTAACGATTGCAGATGCTGATGAGGACCCGTATGCAGAGCAAATTGTGGATATGGAAGAGACTGCCATCCAGGATGTTTCATACGATGAGCTTAATCGTTTAGTAAACTTACAGGAACATCAAGCGTTCTTACTTAAACTACTTACAAGCAAAGACAGCTTTATTAGACGTAAAATTATTGAGCAAAATCTAATTTACTTGAATAATAGGCTAACACATTACTTAAATGAGATTAACTTGCCACATCAAATTAAGTTCTTATCAGACTTATCTGTTGAAATAACAGAGTTGGGACGCGATTTAGACTTTGACAATTTAAGTCGTGGTGAACGAACACGTTTGATATTGTCATTAAGCTGGGCATTTAGAGATGTATACGAAAGTATGTTCTCGCATATTAACTTAATGTTTGTTGACGAGCTTATAGACAGCGGATTAGATGCCGACGGTGTTGAATCGTCTGTTAAGATACTTAAAAGTATGGCGCGGGAACGAAACAAAAGTGTATGGCTGGTAAGTCATAGAGAAGAACTTATTTCCCGTGTTCATAATACTATGAAAGTAATTAAAGAGAATGGATTTACAAGTTTTGATACAGAGGATTAATTTTTAATTTATGTTGCCTTCTATTTACATAAATATAGTAAATAGAAGGTAATATGTGGTTTTATAAAGGTAAAGAATTTAACAATGATATAAACGAATACGACTCGTTTGTATATTTAATAACTCGATTAGCAGATGATGAAGATTATCCTAAATTTTATATAGGAAAAAAAACATTCTGGTTTACTCAACGAAAGAAAATAAAAGGAAAATCAAGAAGGTCTGTTATTAAACGTGAATCTGATTGGGTTGAATATTTTGGTTCAAGTGATTGGTTAAATGAAATAATTAAAAAGGAAGGGAAGGAGCATTTTCGTCGGGAAATTATCCATTTATGCAAATCAAAAGGTGAATCGTTTGTCCTGGAAGCTAAAGAGCAGTTATCAAATAATGCGTTAAGTAAACGATTCTTTAATGGAACTAAAATGTTCTACAATAAAAACATATTAGGAAAATATACAAAAGATTATTTTTCAGAATCTGAATTAACAGAACTTATGTCAATCGACAATAGCATGAACAATACTGGCAAGATTTGGATAACAAACGGAACCGAAAGTAAACAAATTAACTTAACAGAGTTAATTCCGGATAATTGGGAAAAGGGTTATCACTATGGAATAAATTATTGTTGGGTTAATAATGGAAAAATTGATAAAAAAATTCCAAGAAGTGACATTAATTCGCTCGAATTTCGAGAATGGAACGTTGGTCGGTTGTATTGTCCTACTAAAAATAAAATATGCGTATCAAAATTAGATAATATTAAATATATTAAAGAAACAGAAGTTAATGCATATATTAATAATGGATGGACTCGCGGTAATACAAAATTTCAAACATTAAAAGAACGAAATAAAATTTATGTATGTGATGATAATACAAAAACACAAAAACTAGTTTTTCGTAATGAAATAAAAAAGTTCTTAAATGATAATGTTGGTTGGCGAATCGGGCAATTTACACGTGGCAACTTTGGAACTGAAAATAAAGTATTTGCAATTAATATGGTAACAGGGGAAAAAATTCAAGTTACTAAAGAAGATTATGCTAATAATGACAATTTAACAAGTTTGCGGACAAAAAAAATAAAAGTAAAGAAAAAGAATAGAATTGTTTTCAAAGGTTTTTTACCTATGTTTTTTAAAGAATTTGATGTTCCTGAGACTCCATTTAGAAAAGCATTAAGAGAGGGAACACCTAACATTATAGTTAAAAAAGGTAAAAATAAATTTTTAACGGATGAAAAATGGCATATTATTGAAATTTAAGAAATAAAGGTTAACC